AGCATAGTTTTCATAAATGCGCTTCCTGTTCGCAATGTAATTTTCTCTTAAAATAAAAACATAGTCTATGTTGGTTCTCAGTGTGGGAGGTATACCAAGAGGATATTGCATTGTGATGACTAACATCACCTTCCAGTGTCTCCCGTTCATAAATAGAAGTCTCATCATTTTATCGCGTGCCCAAGTGTTATCATATAAACAGTCATCTAATATAACAAATGCGCGTGGATCAATATTGCTTCTTTTATATGTTTCCATTTCTGTTTTTATTTGTTTTAATACAGTTCGCTGTCTTTTAAGAACATTTTCAATAATAGCAGTATTATATTCATTATGAATAAACAATTTTGGCACCATTTTGCCGTAAAACCCGTTACCTTCTTCAGTTCCAGATATAACAGTACCAATTGGAATTTCCTGTTGATAATAAAGTAAATCTCTTACCAAGAAAGACTTACCTGTATCACGCTTACCGATTAACACAACTACAGGACCTTTATTCTCATTTGGTTTAAAGCTAATGCTTTTCATATCAAATTTTTTTAACTCTAATGTCATTTTAATAGTTTTAGAAATTATATTTTAAACGTTTTTACGCATTTAATAATCATTTAATAATCATTTAATAATCATTTAATAGTCATTTAATAATCATTTAATTTAATAATAAGTTAAAAGTTAATATAATTAATATATTATTTAGCTAAAGAATGATTAATGTAAATTATCAAAAAAGAAGAAATTTAGAACTTTTTAAGAGTATAGAAACCTCTGATTCCCTTTTTCTCTCAAATGCACAAAACTATATTCCAATTTATACAAAGTTTTTTTCCTTAAACGATTCAAATTATAACAGTATTAATTTAAATCACGAATGGCATATATCATCTTTAAATAACAGCTACAATAATGAATATAACAATATATTTAATTGTAAATTAAAAAATGTAATAACTAATAAAGAGAAAAATACGGATGTTTTTTTAAAACTTGCTCCATTAATAGACCCGTATAAATATTTAATAGGTAAGTATAATATTCAAGATCCAAAATTATTTAATTTACCTAATTTAGTATCAAATGAAAATAATTGTTTCGCGAAATTTATTGATACAAACAATACTGCTTATGTAGATGGTTTTTTCTTATTTTTAACTAGTAAATTAATTGAAAATCATAATTTTATTCACGGTGTAGACTATTATGGCTCTTTTTTAGGAATCAAAAATAATTTTGTTTTAAATGTATTTGATGATATTGATTATTTAAATAGTTCCGAATTTTTTAATAAAAATAAAAATGTTTTATTTAAAATTGATGATTATGATCATTTATTTCAAAATGATATTCAAAAATTAAAACCAATTCAAATTCAACACGATATAACATCTAGATCATTATTATCTGTAAACTCTTTAAATAATGAAATATTTGAAAATATTTTTGAAGAAAATATAGTTGAAAATAATTTATGTAGCGAACTTGTTGATATAACAAAAGAAGACATTATAAATAAAGATAATAAAACTGTTACAATAAAGTCAAATTCAACGTGTTCGTCAAGAACATCTCATACATCATTAGAACCAGACTTGAATGATAATGAAGAAAATGATGATACTGAAGATGATAATGAAGGAGAAGATAATAGTGAAGAAGAAGATTATAATAGTGAAGATAGAGACGAAGATGGAGACGAAGATAGTGAAGAAAATGGAGACGATAGTGAAGAAAATGGAGACGAAGATGGAGCCGAAGATGACGTTAGTGAAGAAGAAGAAAAAATAAATGCAACTATTCCAAAATTTCCAGTTCAAGTAATTTTTATGGAAAATTGTGAAAATACATTTGACGAATTAATTATAAATAATGAGTTATCAAAAGAAGAATGGTATTCAGCATTTATGCAAATAATAATGATTTTAATTACATATCAACAATCATTTAATTTTACTCATAATGATTTACATACAAATAATGTAATGTATGTTAAAACAAACAAAAAATTTATTTATTATTGTTATAAAAAAAAATATTATAAAGTTCCTACTTTTGGAAGACTATTTAAAATTATTGATTTTGGCCGAAGTATTTATAAATTTAAAGGAAAGTTATTTTGTAGTGATAGTTTTAATTTTGGTAATGATGCGGCTACACAGTATAATACCGAACCATACTTTAATGAGAAAAAACCAAGATTAGAACCAAATTATAGTTTTGATTTATGCCGTTTAGCTTGTTCTATCTTTGATTATTTAATTGATGATATGGAAGAAATCAAAAATGAGAGTTACTTAAATGATCCAATTAAACGATTAATCTTAGAATGGTGTCTTGATGATAAAGGAATTAATATGCTATATAAAAATAATGGGACTGATAGATATCCGGATTTTAAGCTATATAAAATGATAGCTAGATGTGTTCATAATCATACACCACAAGCTCAATTAGAACGTCCAGAATTTAAAGCATTTAGACACTTTAAAGGAGATGTGCCTCAAGATTTAATAAATATTGATAATATACCTATTTATGTATAAAAAATTAAAATAAAACAATAAATAATAATATATTAATATTAAAAAAATATTAATATAAATATAAATATATAAATGAGCTCATTTGGTTTTATAATAACTAGACACGTAAATTCAGAAAATACAAATAGATATTGGAATCATTCTGTTAAATTATTAAGAACATTTTATCCAAATAATAAAATAGTTATAATTGATGATAATAGTAACAAAGAATTTCTTAAAGCTGAATTTAATTATAAAAATCTTATGGTAATTGATTCTGAATTTAAAGGAAGGGGTGAACTATTACCTTATTATTATTACATAAAACATAAGTTTTTTGACAATGCTGTAATTATTCATGATAGTGTATTTTTTCATAAAAAATTAAACTTTGAAAAACTTAATAATTTTAATGTTTTGCCTTTATGGTTTTTTAATCCTGATAAAGAAAATATAGATAATACATTTAGAATAACAAATAATTTAAGAAATAAATTTGCATTGGATACTCAGTTAAATTTAACTAATAGTATTATGGCTATGAATCATACAAAATGGTATGGTTGTTTTGGTGTCCAATCATATATTAATCATAATTTTCTTTTAAGGTTAGAATCAAAATATAAATTAACAAATTTAATTTCGTGCGTAACTTGTAGAGCAGATAGATGTTGTTTAGAGAGAATTTTTGGATGTATATTTTTTACCGAAAATCCTAAGATAAAAAAAAAAAAAGCATTATTAGGAAACATACATTTCTACCAAACTTGGGGAATAAGCTTTGATGAGTATATAGAAAAAATTAAAAAAGGGAATAAAGTAAAAGTTATTACAAAAGTCTGGACTGGACGTTAAAATATTTCTACTTTTCTACTTTTCTACTTTTAAAAAAAGTAGAGCAAAAAGATAATTATACTTTTAAAAAAAGTAGAGCAAAAAATATAACGATTATTCAAACCCAATTTCTTTATATGTATCATAGTATAATTGTGTAATTTTATCAATATCTGTAATATTATTTATAATTAATGGATTATGCATATTTATATCAAAATTAACATTTTTTGAAATACATTTATATAATATACATTTAACATTGTCTAATATATCTATGTTATAATTTATAGTATTTTGTATTTGTAATATATCAACTATTTTTTCACATATGTATTGTATAACATATTTTGTTGGATGATTCATAGAATAAAATAGTAATTTATTTTTATAATTTTGTTTAATATATTCATAAGTTGATATAATATAAATATTATTATCATTATAATTTGTTTTATTAATAATATATCTATTATTTAACTCGTTCAAACTATTATTGGCTAGTGTTTCTAGTTCTTCACTAGATTTTAAATCTAAGTTATTAACAAAATTAGTAATATAATATTCTATTGAATTATTATTATTATAACATTCTATCATATTATCATAATGATAATCAATTGGTTTATTTAATATCTCATTTTTAAACATTTTATATGATAAGTCAAAATAATAAAAATTAAAATAACAACTATCAAATATTATTAATTTACAATCTACTTGTTTATTTTCTTTTATATAATTTGTAGATAAATAATCTACATTTCTATAGTTATCATTAATTGCTTGTGTAATAATTATATTACATTTCTTTACGACATCTGTAAAATATTCTTTACTTATATCATTTTTCCAACATTCTATGTGAAATATATTATAATCTTGAGACAAATTTAATGTTTTTAAAGCAGCAAATGTTTGACAGTTTCCATAAAACAATATGTTCATATATATTATATATAATATATTATATATAATCGGCATTTGAAAAGTTAAAAAGTAGATCAAAAAGAGTGATTAAAATCCTGGATTATCTGTAAACACTGGCGTTGTATTAGAACCACCTTTAATATTATTAATAATTGGTTTTATTTGTCCTATAATAAAGTCACTAGCTATTACACTAAAATATACAA